CCTCGGTCGTGGCTGGCGCGGGGATGACCGGTGGGGGCACGGCTGGGGATGTCACGCTCAATGTCATTGGCACCGCTGACAAGGTGACGGTGTCAGCCGATGCGGTCACGATTGCCTCGACCTATATCGGGCAAACGTCGATTACCACGCTGGGCACCATCGGCACTGGCACCTGGCAGGGGACTGCCGTCGCGGATACCTATGTGGCTGACGCGCTCACCATCAGCGGTGGCACGGTCAACAACAGCGTCATCGGCGGCTCGACGGCGGCGGCTGGGACGTTCACGCAGGTGGATGTGACCGGAGAGGGTGATTTACGCCTCCAAGATAATACCGGTGGGCAGTTCGTCGGGTTTGACGCACCGAGTGCTGTTTCGACTTCCTATACATTGACGTTTCCTGCCGCGATTGGCTCGGTCGATCAGGCACTCACGATCAACAACGTCGATGGGACGTTGCAGTGGGCCACGCCCTCATCGTTCAATCCAGACGGGGCAGTGACGTTCAATGATAGCGGCGCGGATGTGGACTTTCGGGTTGAGTCTTCTGGCGACGCCAACATGCTGTTTGTGGATGGTGGGCAGGATCGCGTCGGCATCGGCACGAATGATCCGCAACACACACTCGATGTTAGAGGTGACGCTCTTTTCAATGACGCCCAAGAAGATAAAAATTTCCGCATAAAAACAGATGACAACTCCGCCATGTTCTTTGTGGATGGCGGGGAAGATCGTATCGGTATAGGCACTGCTACACCTCAAGCAGATTTGAATGTCTACACAAACGTACCAGAGATTCGCATTAGCGATGCCAATTCTACATCTGAGGATGATGCAACTGGCAGGCTCTCCTTTTGGGATCGAAATACCGACCTAAATGGCTATATTCAGGTGGGAGACGGCAGCAACTCCCATATGTTTATCAACGCCTACAACAACAAAGACATCGTGTTCCAGAATTCCGGAACCACGGAGAACATGCGGATGATTCACGGCGGTGGGCTGACCTTCCACGGCGACACCGCAGCAGCCAACGCGCTCGACGATTACGAGGAAGGTTCATGGAGTCCAGTGCCGAATGGTTCTACTGGGACTGCTGGAGATGCCGCAGACAATATGGCAGGAAAATACACAAAAATCGGGAGACTAGTCGTCGCTACCTGCTATGGCTACTTTACGAATCTTGGATCGTGGACTGGGAACATGCAAGTTACCGGGTTGCCATTTACACATGGTGCCGGGACGGCATCCTACGGAACTATAGGCCAGTTCCCTGATGGAGACTCATCGTGGCGAACCTGTGTGTTTCCCGCCGGTGGCACCATGATGAACTTTCGGAAGGGTCTTAGGATGGACGTGGAGGTGCCCTTTAGCGACTGGGACGGAACAGGTATCGCCATCGCAGTGACCGTCTCATATTATGCCTAGTGGATGCTAGGCACGGACAGGAGCAGATGTGGCTATTACAAAAACTATCGTAGCTGACAAGATCGAGGTCTTGGAACTGGGGCCGGTGCAAGTCAGGACGGCGACGGTTATCAAAGAAGATGATGAGGAGTTGTCACGTTCATTTCATAGGCATGTGCTCGTGCCAAGTGACAAGCGATCTGGTAGCTGGGAGGATACGGACATCTCTGGCGAGGATGCACGGGTGCAAGATATCTGTACTGCTGCCTGGACACCCGAGGTCAAAGCTGCCTACCAAGCATGGCAGGATGCACTCAACTCGGGGTCATGATCTCCATCTCCTGGGCCGAAGTCGCCGCAATTGTCACCTCTGTTTCCGTCATTACCGGCGCAGCCGCCACCTACGTGCGTCTGGCTACCGTCAATGCGGTGCGGGAGATCCTCAACGACCGCCTCAAGGACTACATGGGGAGGGAGCTCGTGGAAACCAGGCTCCAGTATCTGAGCACCGAGATGGGTTCGGTGCGGAAGGACATTGATAGCCTTACGCATATGGTGCAACAACTCAAAAAATGACCACCTCTGAAACCTATCTGACGGCGATTCAGTTGGCCCGCACGGCCTACGACGCCATCCTCGACCGTCCCGTCGATGATATCGGGCTGGCGGAATCCATCCGGTTACAGGTGGACCGGGGGTTTGCCTACGACGATCTGGTGGGGTGGCTCCGTCGCAGTGACGAGTATCAGTCGCGGCATCGGCCGACACCGACACGCCCGCAGCAGGGGGCGTTACCGCCGCTTGAGGGGCAACTCTCGCAGGACGGGAAAGCGTTTGTTGATACGACAGGCCGTCGCATCCCGCTGTTCTGCCATGCCGGCGATCTCCTGATGCTCTTTGTCGAGGCGCGTACGTCTGGGAACGAGGAGAAGGAACACCGGGTCCATAACGCCTTCACTGACCTGCGCGACCATGGCTATAGCGGCCTCCGGTCGTGGTGGAGTATTCGCTGGGGAGATGAACCCAATGCCTACTGGGGGTCGCGTCGGCTGAATCCCTCTGACCATGCCCACCGCCAACTGATTGCGGAGTGCCTGCGGATCGGGGCCGAGGACTATGGGCTCCAGTGGCATCTCGCACTGGGTTCGGCTGAAGAGGTGCCCCAGCATGAGATGGAGGATGCGTGGCACTGGCTAGGGGATATCGTGCAGGCGCACCCCACTTGGTTTGCCTTGATTGAAGGCTTGAACGAGGCGTATCACAATGGGGAACCAGACCCGGATGTGGTCGAGCGGTGGGTGAATATCTCCCGTCGCAAGATGCCCACGGTGCTGCACGCCCTCAGTGCTGCTGATGGGGCGGCCCACAGTGAGGATGAGGATGAACTGAAGAAGTGGACACCCGACTGGCAGCAGGTCTATCTCGTCCATGCGAGTCGCGCCAATCACTGGGGCGATCAAACGAGGCATGCCTTCTCCACAGGCTACAAACGGGCGCCTCGGCGGTTGGGGTGGTCTGGTGAACCCCCAGGGATGCAGTGGGGCGACCACACGCGGGTCAGCAGCATGGATCACCCGGAAGAATGGACCCAGTCTCCCTGGCGCTATGCGTTCTATCTCGCTGTCACCGCATTGAGTCGGCAGGTGCCTACCTATATGTGCAGTCACGGCGTCTGTCTGGAAGGGCGCTTTCTGGATGCGCCGGCCTTTACCCTCGCGCCGCGCCTGATCAGCGATCTCCCGCCCAACCTGATGGCCTATGACGAGCTGTTTCATGGCGGGGAGACGCACAAGCATCGTCGCGTGATCGCAGCCCCTGAGCACTGTCGCACCGAACATGCGAAACATGCGGACGGGTCCTGTGTCATCGCGGTCTACCCGGAGCGACCGGATATTACGGATATGGACCTGACCTTCGAGCGGGCGTGGAAAGGGCGGCTCCACGACGCACAGGGGTATACCGATGTGGTGGTGGATCGCGGCGCCACACTCCGTCGTGACATCTCCAACGGTCTGCTCTGTGTGGGGGCACTCCTCTGATGGATTCGGTGGCGCTCCCGGCCATCTATTCCTCCTCGGGGTCGCGGAACCTCTGGATTGACAAGCTCGGGCGGGCCAAGAAGATTCTGGGCTATGCCAAACAGAACTCGTCAGCGGTCACCACCAATACCGGGGGCACCGCCACGATGGTGCGGGCGCTGCGTCCCTACCGGCAGACCGGGGCCACCTTTACCCGGCAACTGATGGGGGTCTTTGACGACGCCACCGATGAGTGTGAACTCTGGTATAGCACCGACTCCGGGGCGAACTGGACCTTTATCGTTGATTTCGGCAGCGGCTCGGTCGGATCGATCCCCGATTTCGCGCAGGTCGGCAACACCCTGTTCTTTGCCAACGGCGTGGTGGCGCCACGGTCGTGGAATGGGTCGAGCCTGTCGACGGCTGGCCCTGCGACCAAGTCTCCCACTCCCACGGCGGCGGTTAATACGACCACCGGGCAGTTGAACGGGTCCTATACCTGGAAACTGATCAGCGTGGACGGGTCCGAGACACGCACAGCCGGGTCTACGACGAGCAACGTCATTCAATTACAGGATGAGCAGTCGGATCTGTCATGGACCGCCGATAGCGACACCGATATCACCGGCTACGAGCTGTATCGCACGACCGGGACCGGCACCAACTTCTACTTCGTGACCTTTATCGATGGGCGGACGACGGCGAGCTACACCGACAATGCGTCCGACCTCGACATTCTCGGCAATCGACTGCTGGAGGAACATGGGGATGCCCCGCCGACCGGATCCTACCTCTGCGAGCCCCACAAGCAGCGCCTCTGGTGGGGACGCACCGACACCTACCCGCGTCGGGTACAGTGGTCTGACCCCGGACAGCCCGATCAGGTGGGGACCAATAACTACCTCGATTTTACCGATCAAAGTTCAGTGGGGGACATCCTCACCGCACTCTATGGGGATTTCGAGGGTATGCTGGTCGCTTTTCAGGAACGCTCCATCTGGACTATCTCAGGCAGCGGACAAATAGTCTCCGACATTATGGGGTGGGTGCGGACGAAGTCCAATGCGGTGACCGGGACCGTGTCGCACCGATCGGTGGTTGCGGTACCTGCCGGGGCGGTCTACACCGATGCCTCGGGCACCACGGTGACTGCAAACAAGGTCATGCTGGCCTACTTCACCCCGCTGGGCGACATCCGGCTCTTCGACGGCAACAACGACATCGTCATCTCCACGCCGGTCAAGGAGACGCTCAAGACGTTTCTCTATGCCCAACGCACCAAGATTCATTCGGTCCATGACATCGAGAATGGGCATGTGGTCTGGTTCTGGCCCGGCCCCACTCCGTCCGGTGAGAATGCCGAATGCACCCAGGCGGTCTGCTGGAACTATCGCTGGGGCGTCTGGTATGTCTGGCCGACGATGCCGATGGCCGCGTCCACGACCGTGGACACCGCGAGTGACACGCAGCTGATCCTGACCGGGGAAGCCCAGACCGGGAAGGGGGGCTTCTGCTACAAGTTCTTCAGCGGGGACAGTTTTGATGGCGATAATATCGCCTCTCGCTGGATCACCAAGGTCCTCTACGGACAAGATGAGTCATGGTCAACACGTACGGCGCAGAGCCTCATGGCGTATGTCAAACGCTGGCGCTGGCTGGACATCATCGCCGAGGCGGACTCGGATGTGACGCTCACCATCGAGTGGATGAGCGGGAGTGCCTCCGATGACTCGGTGAGTCGGGGAGCGGCCAGCAAGAGCTTGGAACCGATTGGCCTCCAGTTGATTACCGCTGATGGGAACGGGATTGACACCTCCGAGGGGAGCAACATCACGATTCCCTTTGATTCGGTGCAGAAGATTATCAATCTCGAGGGCACCAACGGCAACTACATTCAGGATGTCGGGTGTCGGATTCGCATCAGCGACGATGCGGCCAATGGTAGCTGGAGTCTGGAAGGCATGACCGTGGGGTATCAGGTGCTGCCGGGGGCGTTGCGGAGGTTACAGGACTGATAACTGGGCAATAGATGGCTCGCAGTAATATTCCGCTGGACTTCATGACACCCGACTTTGCACGGGTGCGTGAGGAAACCGGCGTGGTGACAGAAGAAGCCGTGCGGTCCCTCTATCTGCTCTCAGTGGATAGTCGGCGCCGGCTGTTGAGTATCGAGCAGATGTTTGGCTGGCAGGAGGTGGCGTTTGCCGCCGGGAACTTCACGGCCAACAGTGGAACGTGGACGGTAGCGAGTGGCGACCAGCAACTCTATCGCTACACCAAGATCGGACGGGTCTTGAGTCTGAACTTCTTTCTGGAGGATACGACCACCGGGTCAGGGATGGGCACACAGTTGCGGATCAAGATGCCACTGGGGATGAAGGCCAGTGCCACCACCTACATGGGGCCGCTGAT